TTACATATAACAAATATATATAAAAAATGTATACTTTTTTTCAAAAAAAGGTGTACAAACACTGAAAATCATGGTATAATAACCATATAAACAATTGATAAGGAATCTAAATTATGAAAAAATCTACACTAAACGCAATCAACGCACTAAACACTGAAAAAGAAATCAGAGATGCATTTGACTTACTTAAACTTAAATTTAACCAGCTAAAAGAAATTAAAGCTCATAGTGTTAAATCGCTGCTTTCAGTCGGTGCACAAGTTAGAGTCAATAGTAAAAAAGGTACTGAGGTAGGTCAAGTTACTAAGATCAACAGAACAAAAGCTGTTGTGAGAATTGACGGTAAACTTTGGAACTGTCCTCTTTCAATGTTGGAGGTAGCGTAATATGTTGACTACTAAAGACAAAATTAAAGCTGTTACACTAGGTGCGACAGCTGGTATTGTACTAGGATTTGGTGTGAATGCGGTAGAAGCCGCTCTGGACATGCCAGACGTATATTGGTCTAACACCACCAACGAGTGTGTTGGCGTAGTGAATTACGCTAAAGCGGATGATTTCTCGTGTGAGAATCTTCCTTCAAAGTATAACAAAGTATGGGTGAAATAATATGATTTTATGTGAAAAAACAAGTCCGGTTAGTGGTCTAACCAACATCATGAGTATCAATGCTACTCCGGAGCAATTTGCTCAGTGGCAAGAGGGTACTCTCATTCAGGATGCAATGCCTGACGCAACCGTGGATCAGCGAGAGTTTTTAATCTCCGGCTGTACTCCAGCGTGTTGGAACTCGATGTTCGGATCTGAGGAGGATGCGGCATGAGTATGGCTTATTGCGACTACATCGCTCACACTATTGTAATGCCATCTTTATCTGAAGACATTAAGAGTCAAAATGGTCTCATGTCCGAAACAAGTCATGTAAAAATGGACTTACATAAAGAAGGTTGGATGCAATCAACTCGAAAGACTATTATGTGTAAAGACATTAATGGTAAAGAGTATAAAATAACTGTTGAAGAAATAAATTAAAATAACTGTGTACATTTGTTGTGCACTGTGTTATAATATATCTATTATTTAGAAGGAGTACATTATGGATAGATTAGCAATGATCAAAGCGGCGGCTGAAAAACGTAATGCAGAAAAAGAATTTAAGTCTGCTGTTAACAAGGTTTATTCAAAGCCTAAATATAAAGCACCTAGGCTCACAGCTTCGATGAAGAAAGCTGCTAGGCAATCGCCAGGTTCACTGGAATGTTTTAAAGAAGAAAATATGTATTTGAGTGATAAAGAAACGCAAGACTATATTGCAAACTCATCGTACATGGATGTCTATAACGAGATGAAGAATGACTGGGATTAGTCTTATGATGCGTAGAGTGCTTTCTCTACAGCGAGCAAGGGATAATGCTCAGAATCCAGAGTTTAAACAACTCTGGGAACAAAAGTTACAAGAGCTAGTAAAACTAGCAGAGAAAGGTAGGAGTTCCTATGACACAGTACACTGATCAAGTGGAATATCACAAGCGTAAAATGGCAGTTGAAAAATGGGCCGGACAATGCCAATATATTTTAGGTCAAGACGGATACATTGAAAGGGCTTATAACTCAGGATTAGTCACGAGAGAATATCGTGATGGTAGATTTGAAGTAATGGAAGAATCTAAGGATATGGCATCATTGCTTTTAGAGGCTCCAAGTAACATATGAATTGTATAGGATCTATTAGATACGATCAACATGGTCGTAAAAGAAAAACAAAGGCACTTACGCCAAGACGTAAGGTCAAACAAGAATTTAAACCGCTAAAGGTGGAAAAGACCTTTGCGCAACAAAGAATGGATGACTTTAATGAAAAGTATCCATCTTACACAGGAAGCACTCGATACGAGACTCCTGTAGATCACTCTTGGAAAGCAGTAGAATCCAAGAACTTTACAGTCGCACCCGCTTATAATAAAGGTGCATATCAAGTTATTCCACGAAAGGACGTGGAACATATAGGAAAATAATCATGGAAATTTTATCAACAATATTCACACTAGTCGGATTAGTATTTTTTGTGTTTATGTGTTCAGGAGCATATCTTTTGATGCGCGACTCTGACATTAAACATAAAGTTCGTAGAGAGTTACGAGAGAAACATCCTGATCTAGATCGTGAACAAATCCGCGTATTGTCATACGTAAAACTAAAAGAAATGTGGGAGAACGGCGATGTCAAGTAAGTATATGTTACTCAGTGAATATAACGGCACAGGTAAATTTGTGAACCGTAAAGCTGAAACATTACGATCATTCGGTGATCATCCGTACTACGGTATACGTATGTATATTGACGGAGAGTCGTTAGGTATTGAATGGTACAAAGCTCATAACGAAATGTATGCCGAAAGCGCAGCAGAAAATTATGTCCTCGGTATTAAAAATTACGAGAGGGACTAAGTTTATGGCGGGGCACACTTTAATCTACTCCTTATCAATTGAAAAAAGTGTGTCCTGCCTGTTTACAAATGTAAAAAACTGTGGTATAATATAGGGTATATTGCAAAGGAGTAAATTATGGCAGAAAATAAAGTAAGAACAAGTATGAGAAAGAACAGGGTAACCATTGACGATAAGTATATGGGTCCTGAACCAATCTTTCAACCAGGTGAAACTGCAGAAGGTGTAGAAGACCGTAGTCTAAAATGGCAGAAAGCAGCACATTGGTATAATTATTTTTATAAGACCAAAGAATATGTTCCAACAATATTGCAGTTTGCAGAAGAGAAATTTGGTTATAACGCAGATCAAATAAAAGCTTTTAAAAAGTTAAAAGACTATGAGTTTGGTTACTTAGGTAAGTTAGCTAAGATTCACTATAGAGGTTATGAGTATACTGAGAAAGAATTAGCAGATGCTGGAGAAAAATTCAAAGAGTTATATGAATTAGCCTTGGTTACTGTTGAACAGATCGAAGACAAAGCTGCAGCAAAACCTGTTGTTACAATACAACAAAGACAAAAGGCAAAAATCCTTGAGACTATTATGGATGACTGGGACTCAGTTGTTGATGGTTGGTTAGACGGCGATTTTAAAGTAAACTTTGATGCATATAAATTATTTAAACAATACGGTTTAAAAGGTTCAGCGCTCAATATGTTTAAAGCTATGGTTGAACAAGAGTATCAACCTATCAAAGATGCATACGATAAAACATGTGATCAAGCAGTAGAAGCCTTTTCGCATGTTAAAAGAACTAATCAAAACAAGATGATAACCACCATGGAAACCATCTTTGAAGATCTAGATAAATTAAAGGTTGCGAATAAAGCAGCAAGAATTCCAAGAGTGAAGAAGCCTAAAGCTTCTGATGTACAGGTTAAGAATCTTAAGTATAAGGTTGAAGATATCGATGCTAAATTAATGTCAATTAATCCTGTTATGATTCCTGGTAAAGAAGTTCTATTTGTTTATAATACTAAGACTAGGAAGCTAACTCAGTATAACTCAAATTCAACTAAAGGGTTTGAGGTAAGTGGTACTACCATTAAGAATGTTTGTGAAAAGAGTAGAGTAACTACTCTGAGAAAGCCAGACGATATACTACCATTAATCTTAAGTAAAACAATAAAGCAAATCGACAAACAAGTATGGGACACACTAACGACAAAGGTTAACGTTCCTAATGGTAGAATCAATGCCGATTGCATATTACTTAGGGTATTATGATTGATTTAGAACAAAAAATTATGACCAGAAAGCGGTTCTCCACAGCCGTAGAACAATTAGTGGCAAAAGGAAACATGTCTTATATAGACGCTGCTACATTTATTATAGAAAAGAGAGGTATGGACTATACTAACTTAAAGAAGTTATTGACCGATTCTCTTAAAGATAAAATGGAAGCAGAAGCTTTAAGACTTAATTTAATCCGAGGAAAGAAGGGTAATAAGCTACCAATATGAGCACCGATCCGTTTGAATCTTATAAGCTATATAACGCATTAAAACTGCACTTTGAACAAGCAGGATATGATGCTATACGATATAATTATAAGTCTAATGTAACACCTAAGTCTTTCTTTAACAGAAAAGATAAGTACTTCTTTGCTAAACTGGCCAAAAAGTACAATGAGAATTTAAAAGAATTCTACATATCACAGTTTATTAATACTGAAAAGTATGTTGGTGATATGATGGATGAAGAAGCAGATCAAAACTATAGGGACTACAAAAGAATACAAGAAAGTATTCATAGAGTGTTTTCTGTAGATATAAATAGATTAAGCGAAGAGGAACCAAGCATCAACAATTGCTTTGCATCAAAAGATGGTCAACTTCCTTTAGTCGTAAAGTTATGGATGCAAGAAGAAATTAGTTTAGAGACTGTTGTTATTCTTAATTCTATATTTAGGTTCATTTCTCGTGAGTCTTCTAAAATATCAGATACCATTATATGGCCTGATACAAAGAAACTTATCGAGAAATACGAACCTTTCGTAAACTTTAATCGAGATAAATGTTTAAGTTTATTGACAAAAAGGTTTACAAACGCATGAAAGTGTGTTATAATGTATATTATGTATAAAGTGGATAATTCAGTAAATACAATGCAATACAAAGGAGAAATATAATGTCATTTGCAAATCTAAAGAGCTCACGAGGCTCGTCAATCGACAAACTCGTAAAAGCAGCAGAAGCTGTATCAACTAAAGCCGAAACAAAGTCTTACGACGATGATAGGTTTTGGAAACCAACCAGGGATAAAGCAGGAAACGGTTATGCCGTGATCAGGTTCCTACCCGCTAAAGAAGGTGAAGATCTTCCATGGGTAAGATACTGGGATCATGGATTCAAGGGTCCTACTGGTCTATGGTATATCGAAAATAGCTTAACTACTATTGGTCAGGATGATCCGGTATCAGAGATGAACTCTGTACTGTGGAACTCTGGTCGTGACGAAGATAAAGCTACAGCAAGGGATAGAAAGAGACGTTTGCACTATGCGTCAAACATCTTGGTTGTATCTGACCCTGCTAACCCACAAAACGAAGGAAAGGTATTCCTATACAAATTTGGTAAAAAGATCTTTGATAAAATCATGGATGTAATGCAACCACAATTTGCAGATGAACAACCAGTAAATCCTTATGATTTTTGGGAAGGTGCTGACTTCAAACTTAAGATTAGAAAGGTTGAAGGTTGGGTGAATTATGATAAGTCAGAGTTCGCTACTGCAGCTCCGTTATATAATGGTGATGAAGGTCAACTAGAAGAGGTATACAATAAGCTATATTCTCTAGCAGACTTCACTGATCCTAAAAACTATAAGTCTTACGACGAACTCAAAGCTAAGTTGAATAAAGTTCTAGGCGTTGATGCAGGACATGCGTCACTCGATACTGCCCCAATGATGGAAACAGCCCCTGTGGTAGAGCAACCTGTAATGGCTGCGGCTGATAGTGCTTCGCTTAACAGTAGTGATGAGGGTGAAGAAGACACATTGTCTTACTTCGACAAACTTGCTCAACAAGGCTAAGATCAGATTGTTGGCAAAAAATATACTAACTATATGAGATAATAATAAGAGTTTGGGGCGAATCTGATAAATCGTAAACCAGACCGCTTTTTTGGGGACCTTCGGGTCCCCTTTTTTTATCCGTATGGACCAGCGACTGTTGCGCCTTGTCTATCATTAGGACTAATGGTTTGAATAATAGTATCACCAACGTTAGTTACAGCATTTTTAGATGCATCGACAAGATTACCACCAGCTTCAGCAGCCCTTGAGGCAAGCGATGCTTGTCCCGCTGCATTTTCTTCTGATGTGGTTTTAATCTCTTCACCAGATTCAGTCATGCCATCACCTTGTACTTTCATTGCATCTATCTTGGCATCACCCATAGTAAATACTTTATTGAATCCTTCCATGAAAGCTTCACCAGGAGTCTTACCACCTGGCCATGCAGCTGCTAATCCCTTAACTGCACCGGCAGCGACCGCGGTTGGGAATAATGCAATCTTCTTAAATATCTTTAATAAATCAAGTGCGAGGTTTTGTACCATGCCCATAATACCGATATCAGCAATAGTGTCTTTAATATTTTGCACAAATCCAAGCACACCACCAATAAGCGCACTAAATAAATTTCCAATAATTTCTTGAATATTAAATTCAGGCCTGCTTAAGAATTCTTGAACACCTTCAAAACCAAGCTTACCTGCAATCCAACCAACAAGACTCTTTAGTAGATCAAGTGGTATACCAATAAGTCCTTGAAGCACACCGCTCAAGAATCCCATAGTACCTGCAAATAACTTAGAGAAGAATCCAGCGTCTTTATACTTGTCCATCTCTTTGGTTGCACCTTTTAGACCATCAAAGATACCCATGATAATAGTAATTGGCAAGAATAACCTACCAAACACTCTACCAAGACCAGAGAATGCTTGAGATACTTTAGCTAAAGTAGCAAATGCAGTTTTAACAGGTTTTAATGAACTTAGGAAATTCAGAACAGATCTTCCCATATTCCCAGCTGTTTTACCACCACCGACTAAGCCCTTACCGGCTTGATTCAGTCTTGCAGCAAATGGAAGCAGTACAC